CAGGAAAGAAGTCTATCAAAGACCTTTCCCAGCTTGCCGCCGGAGTATGGCTTCAAGGCAGATATGGATGGATCCCATTCATTTTCTGACTGCAGAGCTATCTTCGGAGCTCGTGCAGCAATCGATCGTCAGATCGAGAGCTACATGAAGGCGAGTGTCACACCTAAAGTTGTACGACGCGTCGCTGTCGTTGTCGGTGACCCGGTTGAGATCGCAGTGCCTTCTGGCGCTACTGATTACAGCCTAATGTCCCGTAACGGTACTCGACGTTATACGTACCAGTGTGACGTCCGGTATGTTCAGCCTATTTCCGATGCATTAATCTCGACGATGATCCTAAAATACTTCGGTATTAAGGACATTGTCTCGGCGTCTTGGGAACTCGTTCCCTTCTCATTCGTGATTGATTGGTTTACCGATCACTTTCGAGTGTTAGCTGGTCGAGGTGATACGTTCGCGACCATGGAGGCTTTGGCCCCCATGCCCGAATACGTCATCTCGAATGGTTGCTGGTCTGTGAAGACCCGCACCGAAGCTAAAAACGCAGTGCATCAAACGATAGCTGGGTATACAGGTGGATTTACCGGTCAGATTGCTGCCACGGTTGTGGAAGAATCGTACGTTAGATCTATTGGTCTCCCTCCAGACTCAGGTGGGGTAATATCCCCTCATTTGAATCTGGTCCGTTTAACCGATGGATGTGCTCTCCTACGCGTGTTAAAGCGCTAGGTGGAATACTCTCCATCAAAGGATATAAGGATACACATCATGTTATCAACACTTACTCTCGCTGACAGCGCGGCTGTCGATCATACTTTCAACCTTCGGGGTTCTACCCAGAATGGTGCGAGTTACGTCGATGCCGCCTCATCCCTATCAGAGCCTGTTGCGCTCGTAGTCAACCACAAATTGGTTGCTGCGGGTTCTAAAGGATCTGATCGGCATACTGCCAAGATGCAGCTACAAACATCTGATTCCCTCGGGAATCCTTTGGTTGTTACAGCTGAGCTTTCTTTGGCCGTACCCCGCGATGCGGCGGTAACGGCAACTGAAGCTTTAGATATCGCGATTATGCTGAGGAATTATGTTTCTCAAGCTAATATCACGAATCTCATCGCTGGCATCACGCCTTAGGGCGCTGTAATGCTGGAGAGGTCTACGTTGCATGATGTGGAGGAGGTTTTATGGGCTGTTGCCCATTTACCAATCACCTTACCGGTGATGCCTTATCCACTCTTGTAGTGGACCTCCTAAAAGCTAACTTTGCTGATCTGCAAAGATTTGCCATTGATTGTTCCTTCGCTAGAGACGATAGGCGCGCACTTGTGCGTACCTACGAGACTCAAGGCCTTCGCGGCCTTGTTCTGCGTCTTGATCGATTCCGTTCAGCGATGAATATAGGGCTCGTGACGGGCTTCCTTCCTCATATTGAGGGAGAAGCTTATCTCGGTCCTTACCCAAAGCTGTTCGGCCGCTGCCTGTCATCAGTCTTCACTGACGATGGCGGGCTACGATCAGATGTCTCTCTTGGTGCCATTCGCGGTTTGCGGCGGTTGTTTAGCTTCTTTGCTAGACTAACGCTGCCGACCTCTGAGGCACAAGAAGAAGCTGAGTATAAATCCTTTGTCTTTCGCCAGTTCTTCCTCACGGAAGAGCCGGCTTCAGAAGACGAGGCTCAGCTAGCCAGGGATGTTTTCGCAGGTTTCTCTCTCACGAGTGATTTCTGCAGACACGGACCTGGCGCCGTCAATGACGGATCGCGCGGTTTGGATAAATGGTTCCTCCTGCGCAGTGGAAACACTGTTTGGGAAAACGATGTCTCTGGCGATCCCTTTTGGGATCCCACTACGCATCCGATCGGACCACTTCGTCCTCCAGAGTTGACGTTCGTTCCTAAGGATGCAAAGGGCCCAAGGGTCATTTGCATAGAACCTAAGGAACTAATGTTCTCTCAGCAGCGACGGATGTCTAGCCTATACACCTGGCTAGAGCATCATCCAAGAACACGGGGGTTGATTAACTTTCGCTGTCAGTCTGTAAATAGATCTTTGGTACAGGACTTGTCCTACGCCACTATAGACCTAAGTGCAGCTAGCGATCGTGTGTCTGACTACTATGTCAGATCACTTCTTCCTCCGTCCATCTACGAATATTTGGCTGCTTGTCGCTCTCCTTTTGTGTTACACAAAGGGATTGCAACGAAGCTGCTTGCGTTCGCAACGATGGGCTCGGCACTTTGTTTTCCTGTTGAATCCTTCGTCTTTTGGGTTATTGCCCAAACAGTCGTCTGGAATCACAGCAGGGGTCGTGCATATGTTTACGGGGACGATATCATCGTTCCTTTGGACTGTGTGCACGCTGTGCTCGAACGTTTACGCGAGTTGAGTCATGTGCCTAACGTCGCAAAATCTTGCTACCAGACGCCCTTCCGGGAGTCTTGTGGCTTGGATTGCTTCGACGGACACGACGTCTCCGTTTGTCGCCCTAGGGTGATTTACGGAGTCAACGACTTAACGCCGAAAGGCATGCTTGGTTTGTACGAGATCATCGCTTCGCCCTATATCGGGGAAGCGACCAGAGCTGTACTTGCCAATCTCCTGCCGTGGGGCTTTCGGCCCCCCGGTTTCGATGGCTGTGAGACGCGTCACTCAAGACGCTATCATCGCCTCGAATGGAGAAGTCTCGGGATTCGGAACCCGAAACTGTCTAGCACGTTTCCGATTGAAGGGCCACGCTTCTATGCGTGGCTCTCCCAGTCGGGTACTTCCGGCGTGGTAGGGCGCGGAGTCGTGAGACTCCAACCCTCCTGGCGGTCGGTGTATTGACCGAAGGGGCTGTGTCCTGCGTTGTCGCTCCC